GATAGAGTCAAATGACTTCGCCAGAGAGAAAGTTGCTGCTTGATTGCAAGGTACAGATACTACTGATACTTCAAACAACTCAGCGTCCTTAATCTTTAGTCCGTCGGTTTCCATTAAGTGTTCAGCATCCTTGACTCGGAAGCCGACAGAAAAAGCTCCAAGGATACCTTCTTTAACTAACTGAGCCACATGGTCTGGCGCAGATTTAGAAATTTTTGCTTTTAGCTCAAGACCGTTTTCAGTGACTTTAAGTCCTGTTGCTCGGCCAATTGGCTTATTGTAATCATGATTGAACAAAATAATGGGGTTCTTTTCAAAGTTGCTTAGACCACCTTTTGTCCAGGCAGAGGACTCAATTGTGTCTCCTGCACGATCAAAGTCGGCAGTGCTCGCCATCCCACAGATGTGAATACCGTCGTCCTCGTCGCTTAGAGCTTTAAAAGTAGAGGTAAGATTAAATATCTTTTCCATGCTTTTCTCCAACGCTTGCCTTTTTAGGGGCGGGCTTTGTTGCGACAGGGCGAGGCTTTAATTCAAGCACTTCTGGACAAATATGCTTTAGTTGGCGCTCAATTAAGCTCCAAGGGCCCCACACGTCTTTCTCTAAATAAGAAGCATCAAAAACAAAATTTTGTAATGCTTCTTTCTCGTTTACAATCCAGCCTTGAGCTGCTGATTGCTTTGCAAGTTTTTTTAATACCGCGTGTTTAGTATGTTCGCTAGGCTGTTTCATTCTTCTGATTCCTCTACAGGTCTTCCGCCTTCGTCTGGGTTTGCTGCACTTCCTGCAATATTTGCAGGTACTCGAAGATCATCATATCCTTCGATTGCCTCAAAACCAAGAGCATCCCGTGCTTCGTTAGCGGAAATAATTCCTGTATTTACTAAAGCAGAATAATATTGAGATTGATCTCGTAATTCTGGTTGAAGTGCAGGTATTTCCGTTACATCTTCTTTAATTTCGTAGCCAAAGTAACGACTTAATGCGAAATTAATTTTACGTACAATAGGTAAAACCGTCTCCAAATAGTAAAGTCGCATATTTGGTCTAATATTTGCGTTATTGCCAGAATCCAACATAATAGGAGGAATTCCTAATGCCTTCAGTATAATTTTTTCATTTTCTAGGATAGCATCCTGAAAATCTAACTCTTTAAAGTTTACATTTGAGATTTCATCAATCTCAATACCGCCGTCCAAAATAAGAGGTCTACGTCCTCCTGCATCAGGGCGATAACGAGCGCTCCATGACTGAATCATACGCTCTTTAATTTTTTCTGACAGAGTATTCGGGCTTTTTAGTACAAGACCTGGGACTGCTCCATTCTTAAAGAAATTATCTTGGAACTGCCTCATACTTGTCATAAGAGCCATAGTACGAACTGCAGGCTTTAGTCTTGATACCCCGCGATACATATCATGAAAAGAGTTTTCTTTAATATGTATCATTTCAGAAGGAGAGTACTCAATCTCATTATACGTGTACTTTTCAATATAGTTTTTAGAATCTGCATGAATAGATACTTGATCTGCCGGCACATGATAAATATGAGCCCCATCAAAATAAATAAAAATATTTCCGTCTAAGATATAGTCAGTAATTAAGTTGCGCTTAAAACTACTAATGTCTTGAAAAAGATTAGGCTCTCGGTTTAAAAGAGTCTCGACTTTAGATCTGCGAATATTTTTTACAACTCCGGGGTGGGAAATAGGAGTGACTATTGAAGGAATTTCGGCGGCATCATCTACAATTAAGTTTACGCCGCGGTTTACTACTTCTAAATTTTCATAGTATTTTTCATAGCTAAGAGTAAACTCTCTAGACGATTGTACATCAGCACCGAAGTACTGCTGAATTGGATTCAGCTTTTCTTCCCTGCCTAAGATTCTATCATACCATGCCATGTTTTTCTCTTTGAATTTCTACCCAGCGCATTTGTTTCTTTGCGGTGCCGAGATCTGGATTTCTGCCATAAAGGGAGTGTAGTTGTAAGTGATGCTTGTGACAAATTGTCACTGTGTCTTCGTACAATTCTTTCCAACAATCTTCAATAAACTCGTCTCTCCAGACTACAATATACTCGTCCGTGTAATGCTCTGGACGCTGTTTTTGTTTTTCTCTTAACCACTTTTGCAGCAAAGGCGCTAGAGTATAGAAGTGGTGAAAATCAAGTTCGACTTGCGATCCGCAAATGTAACACTCACTTCCTTTATCATATTTTGATTTAGCTTTGTCTCGTATGTATTTTACGGGATCTCTTTTCAGCTTTTTCATTTTGAATTATAGCCCTTATAACATAAATTGTCAAACACTATTTTTTGTAGGTATCTTTAAAACCCAGTCTGACTTGTTTCAAATGAATACAGTGCATATCGAAGTGCATCTGCCATATGCGATGCTCGATTATGTTTTGGTTTTTCTCTTGCAAGGTTTGGATTTGGATCCCATTGATATTGATCAAGACAAGACAGTACTTCACCGCACCTCTGATCGACCATCATGGTGTCGTTATCAACAATTCCAGCAACTTGTGCAATTCCATCTAATACTGATTTTTTTGCATTTATAGTAGAAATATCATAATTCTGTGCGAAGTCAAATCGAGTTTGTTGGGCTGCGGAATCTATATAAATGTAATCAATATCCCATTTGTCAACCATATCTCGAATTACAGCGGCATGTTGCTCCGTAGTCTTTTCGGCATCAAGATACTCATCTAATACATAGTACAGTTGCTCATCCCAATCATAAGCAATTACACAGAAAGCCGTAGGGTCACGATAGCCAACGTCGAGGCCAGCAAAAACATCCATGCGACGAGTATCAAGCTCTTCATTATTAGAGATACACTTTTCGTGATTGAAGTTCCATATTTGACCTTCATAAGTGTTAAAGTCTGCTTCGTATTCTTGACGAAATTCAGAGTCCGACATCGACTTACGAGCTTCTTTAATATCCATCTCAGACATTCTCGGATTGTCTCTATAAGTAGCTCGAATCGAGCACCATTCGGGGAATTCATCATTAAATCCTCTATCGAAAAACTCTGCAAACCAGTTGTTCCTGCCCCGAGGGGTTGAAATAAAGATAGCTTTTGAATTATCTTTGTCCAAAGTAGGGCGAAGTGCTACGTTGAAGGCATCTTTACCGTCTGCCAACGCCGCCTCGTCAAAAATAATTAAGTCGTAGCTACGACCTACACAGGAATCAACTTGGTTTACAGAACCCATTCGAACTGTAGAACCATTACTAAGTTCTATAACTTTATCTTTTGCATTGTCTTTTGCTACCTCTAAATCAAAGTGTTTTATTAGATTTCTTTGTAAGTCAAAAGAAATCTGAGACAGCGAGTAGTTAGGAGACATTATTAAAATGTTAGAACCGGGCACTAAAGAAACTAGCTGCCCTATGATGTTGGCGATGTATGTTTTACCTTGTCGCCTTGAAACTGCGGCACAGACAAAACGATACTTCGGATTGTTGATCGCATTTATAATTGCTTTTTGCGATGGAAGTGGGGTTACGCCCAACAGTTCCAAATATGGGTCTGTTGGGAGTTTTAAGAAGCGTGTCTCAGATTGTAAATCTAGTATCTCATCGGAAGATATATCCGCTCGACTAATTTGAATAGCCATAATTTAGTCCTGTTTTTGACTAGCCCCAAAATAAAAACTTGTTACAGCACTTACCATGCCGCCTAAGTATCCTAGTACTAGATTAATAATTGCATCACTATTTTGATCGGGGGGTTGAATTGTTACTAAAAATACGTAACCAATAAAAGCGGCCATCGTGCCTAAAGCTATAGCTCGAGCAGTCCAATCTTTTGCGTTATTTGCACGAGCATTTTGAATATCTGCTGTTTCTAAAGCAAAGATGTCTACGTCTAACTCTTTCATGCGAGCTTCAAAATCCAGCTCGGCTTTCTTTATTTCTGTAAGCTGCTCTGGGGTCGCTTGTTGTACTGCACGCTCTAATGCTTTCGGGTCTTGAGCATTTACTCCAAGTACCTGTGCAATTGCAGTAGCTGCAGTCCCTGCAAGAGGCCCTCCTAGAGCTGTTGCTATTGTAGGAGCTACACTTCCTACAAGATTTGCGATTTTATCGAATTTCATTTAGTTTTGCCAAAAGTAGCTTTAGCGCTACGTCTTGTGGAAGAAAAAACCAATAGTACTTTTTATGCCCTAGTTTTTCCATTTCTTCCCACGTAACAAACTTTTTAGTCCAGTTATCTGCCCAGTGTTTGCCAAAACGAAGAACAGCGTGTCCTCCTCCGTTTTTTGTAATAACTCTACGAATCTGTGCTTTACCGGTAAGTAAGTAAAACCAAAACTTCCACATAGACTTACCACTAATTAAATATAGTAGCGTAAGTGCGTAATCTTCACAGTCACCTACGTAAGGGTGATCTTTCATGATTTGCCAGTGCTCTCGTTTTGCATACTGGTCAATATCATACTTGTAAGCCCAGCTCGAGTTTAGTTCTTCAACTTCACGTTCAAACACTACCATTTCACCTTATCGGCCCAATAAGCTGCGCTCATCTTACCCTTTGCTATGTTTCTACGGTGGCGTGCTTTGAAAGATGCGCGCTTACGCTTCATTGCTGTTGACTCTCCTGCTTTTGGCTTACCCGCTGTTTTTGCTCCTTGTTGCCCAAATCGAATCGTTTTGACTTTGTCACCTACCTTTGCAACGACAATATGGGACTTCTTTGGGTGGCTCGGAGTGCGCTTGGGCTTGTTAAATCCTGATACGCCAGCACGCTTTAGTCTTGGGTCACGCTTTTTACCTTTTCTTTTTGCGGCCACTTTTTCTTCCTTTCCGAGCAAATGTAGCTACATTTCTCGGCTTGCCTCCTGGATTACCAGCTTTACGTTTTCTACGTATTGCTGATCTTATCTGGGCTTTTGTCATGCGTCTTGCTTTACTTGCAGGAACGCATTTTGGGTACTTACCTTTCTTTGAGCTTTTGCGGCCACAAGACTTGTAACCCCCGCCCTTTTTTGGACGGGAGATATCAACCCAGTTTTCCTTGAACCATTTGGTCAAGCCGCCTTTGGGTTTGCGAGCCATTATACTGTTAGCTTATGGCCCCACTTTTTCCAGGCCCAGTGCAGTAATGCGCCTACTACCATACCTAATATAAAATCCATCTTATTTTCCCATGCGGTACTTACCGCCTCTGGCTTTGTAAGTTTTTACTAGCCATCCGTTTGCGTATGCTGAAGGATAAACTTTAAATTTTCGTTTTGCTTCAGCTTTTACTCGTGCATACAACTTTCTGTTTGTAGGCACGGGGCGTTTTTTAGTAGCTTTTCGCTTACTTCTTCTTTTTACCGCCACGCTTCTTCTTCATAATTGCCTTTCGCAACGCTGGAGGCAATTTCTTTTGAGCCGCTGTTAAACCACCCATAGACTTCTTTTTCTTACTACCCTTTTTTGCTGGGCGTCCACGTTTTTTACCGTAAGTGCCTTTACCTGCTGGCATCAGTCTTCCTCTGCAATAGCTTCTTCTATGCTATTGTATTCCCGAACCTCGGGTAGGGGCAACTCATCTGGAATGTGTAGTTGCCAATCTGGTTCGTCGGATAGGCCCGCCCACTTTTTAGCTTCAGCTTCTGTATCAAATCTGCGAGTACCTGTTTCTGTAATTACAGCCCATCGACCTCTTTTATAAACAATTTCCATTAAGAATCCAATAGTAATTTTACAATTACGCCTGCAAGAAACACTATAAGACTTCCTGCTCCTAACATAATACGAGTCTCAATTCTTTTTAAATGATCCTCTATATCCTGTAGTCGGTTAAAAGTAGTTTTCCAGCGCTCCTCACACTGTGCGTCATGTTGTGCCATTTCAAGCTCAATTTCTCGCACTCTATCATTCAGGTCCATTTAACAACTTTTCCATAAGCTTACCGTAGTTGCCTTGTCCAAATGGAAGAGCTGCATCGTTAATCTGAACATTAGTTTGATTACGAATATTAGTGCTCTCGGCTTTTAGTAAGTCTGCTTGCGCTTTAATTTCATCCATACGCATTTTATGAGCCATCTGTAATAGATCAGCTAAATCTTTTGAAGAATACACTCCTGTTTCTTGGGCTTCGTCAAGTTTACTTGCAATCATTTCATCTAATACCGATGCAATGTTGTTTTTATTGCGGTAGCCCAGATCAAGGTAAACAGTGTCAATATATTTTTTGACTTCGCGCTTATTGAGCAGCTCAACTACTTGGTTTTCAGCAACTCCCATGAAATCGCACACAGCGCGAATATTACCATACTGTAAATAGCAATTAGCAACCTCTAGCCCCTCTGGCGATATTGTCGTAACTTCTTTACCCATTTTGCAATTTTACTCCATGCCACATGCAAAGTCAAGGATTATTTTTGGTACCTTAGTCCGCTAACGGATTGTCCAAGGCTTTTTGTAGTTTCTCTTCAAGATCCGCTTCGAGTTTTTCCATATCGGCTTCGATTCTGTTTTCTACGTCTCGCATTGTATCTCTCACGTCTTTTTCAGTCTCACGAGTAAGTTCGGATACTTCTCGAAGTCTTTCGTCTATGTCTGACTGCATATCTTTAACGCGTGCACTTGTACTATCAGTGACTCGCTCGATGCGAGTAATGTCGTCTTTGAGACCATTTTTAATATCACGAGTATATTCGATAGCTTCATCAAGTTTTATTTCTATCTGTGCATTTC